AACCCGTGGTTAAGCAGACATTCAGCGAGTGGTGTAAGGCCACAGACGTGAGCGGAAAAATCCAGAACCTGTGGGCGATTATCGCTGCTAAGAGAGCGGGAAAATGAAAAACGCGCCGAACCTGAAATGCCTCCCAAAGGACAAACTCACCGAGGCAATTATTTTTGCCGGAGCTGATGCGTGGATCCATGCCCGTAACTGGCAACAGGGCAACCCGGCGGCGGACAACGTTCCCCCGATCACTCTTGGGCCGAGGCAGCTGGTGGACCTGAATAATGTCAAAATCATCGATGCCGGGCGCCGCTATGCCCGCGTCTATCGCGCCGGAGAACTGAGCGCATCACAGACTACTGCGATCGCCACCCGGCTGGCGCTGGCTGGTGTCCGGGAGGCACGCTTTTATTCAGAGTCGCTTGAGCTGCTGGAAGACTGGTCACCACGTTTAGTGGGGCTTAGGGAGGAGGCCGAGCGAGGCGATAGCGTGGTGGTAACTCTTCCAGTCTCTTCAAGGCAGGAAGGAGTTTCGCCAGCGTTAAATCAGATGGGGGCCAGTCAGCGGGGCGAGGTGCTGCTGGCGCACTTTGATGGCGATCTGGCAATTCACGCCGACTCTGACACGGTTCACCACTATAACGGGGTCTTATGGAATCCGCTTTCTGATAAAGAGCTACAGCGCGAGATGGCTCAGATCTTCATTGATGCTGATGTGGCTTATTCCCAGAACAGTATTAAATCAGCGGTGGAGACAATGAAACTGAGTCTTCCAGTTATGGGAGTAACAGCCCGTAATCTTATTGGTTTCAGTAATGGCGTATTTGATACCCGAACAGGGCAATTCAGGGAGCACAGCAAAACTGACTGGCTCCTGATTGCCAGCGAGTTGCCATTTAGTCCACCAGCAGAAGGGGAGACACTGGCCAGCCACGCACCGAATTTCTGGAAGTGGCTACGTCGTTCAGTAGCCCACAACGACCGCAAGACCGACCGGGTGCTGGCGGCGCTGTTTATGGTGCTCGCGAACCGTTACGACTGGCAGTTATTTCTTGAGGTAACGGGGCCCGGTGGTAGTGGTAAAAGTGTAATGGCAGAGATCTGCACGATGCTGGCAGGCAAGGCAAACACCGTTTCGGCCAGTATGAGAGCACTGGAGGATGCGAGAGATCGCGCGCTGGTGGTTGGCTTTTCGCTGATCATCATGCCGGATATGACCCGCTATGCTGGTGACGGTGCCGGGATAAAGGCCATTACTGGTGGTGATAAGGTGTCAATTGACCCGAAGCATAAAGCGCCATACTCAACCCGTATTCCTGCAGTGGTACTGGCCGTTAATAACAACGCCATGACATTTAGCGATCGCAGCGGGGGGATCTCCCGGCGCAGGGTGATATTCAATTTCTCTGAGGTTGTACCGGAGAACGAGCGTGATTCTATGCTTGCTGAAAAGATTGAAGGCGAGCTGGCTGTTGTTATCCGCCATCTTTTGACAAGGTTCAAGGAGCAGAATGCGGCGAAACAGCTGCTGCATGAACAGCAGAAATCAGAGGAGGCACTGGCGATTAAGCGTGAAGGAGATTCGCTGGTGGACTTCTGCGGTTATCTGATGGCGTCGGTAGGGTGCGACGGGATGTTTATCGGTAATGCCGAAATCGTGCCGTTCAGCCCGCGTAAGTATCTGTATCACGCTTATCTGGCATACATGCGGGCCAATGGTCTGAATAAGCCGGTGTCGCTCATGCGGTTTGGCACGGACATGCCTGGCGCAATGGCTGAGTATGGTAAGGAGTACCAGAAGCGGAAGACGAAACACGGTATACGCTCCAACGTTACCCTGCACGATGATTCTGATGACTGGATGCCATCATGTGCTGCCAGTTCTGAAAACAGTCAGGCAGAGTAAAGTTACAGATAAAGTGTTCACCAGTATTCACCCTGTAAAAAATCTATTTACAACATGGTGTTAAGGGGTGAACACTTAAGATTGAAGTATTCACCAGGTATTCATCTGTTCACCTTATGTTGTTTTTTTGCCCTTTAGGGTGAAGGGTAGGGTGAACACCAGTGAACACTCTAAAGAATGATGTTCACCACCTAATTGCATGAATACAAAAGGGAAAAACGGGAAGGTGAACGGGTGAACACTTAAACGCATTTATTTTATTTATTTGCTTCAGCATTAATCTGCTTGAAGGCAAAATGGTGTGCTTGCTGTTGTCAAGGAGGGTATATGTCTACATTCGTTGATTTGGTTTCAGTTTTGGTTTGGCCTGTTGTAACTGTGTGGTTCATCAAAAAGTATGGCGACGACGTCAAATCACTCATACTAAGAGTTTCTCGTATAAAAATGGGAACTGCAGAGGCAGAATTTTCAGCAAATCTTGAGGTTGTTGAAGCGATGGCTATTGACGCTCCGACAGTAAACATTCCCGGCGTCGCACATGATGAAGATACTGAGTTTTCCCGTAGGCTATCCAGCCTACAACGTATTGCTGACGTTTCTCCACGTGCAGCAATCATGGAGTCATGGTTATTGATTGAGGAAGCGGCTGGAAAAGCTGGATTTGTTCAAGGGGCTACTGTACCAAGAATAAACCTTCCTCTTTTTTTGGATTGGCTAGTTCGTGATAAAAAGATAAACAAAAAAACAGCTTCTCTAGTTGAGAAAATGAGACACCTACGAAATGCGGCAGCCCATCTAAAAGACTTTGAGTTAACCAGAGATGAGGCTGAACGTTATCTTAAAATTGCGACACAATTATCCTTATTAATAGTGGAACCTGATCCTATTCTGGAAAACAAGGATTAATTTATTTTTTTGTAAGATTGAGCAATGATAGCCATAAATAAAAAGCGGGCCTCATTCAGACCCGCTTTTGGCAACACTGATTATTAACAAACGTTGTTATTTGGAGGGAATAACGAGAGCAACCATATCAAATATAATGTCCAGTGAATCACCTTAAATTAACTTTATACATTATTGCATCTCATTGCACATCGTTGCATACATTCCTTACCCCTTTTACAGTGATAGCATTATCCCTGCAACGAACTCTATTCGAATTTTTAATGAGGTAATATATGTCAGGTTTACACACGCCAGCGGCACTTGTCCGGGTTGTCAGTGCCGAGGATATCCAGAAACAACTCAAAACCCTGTTTACTGATTTATTCTTTACCCGTGCCGTAACGTTCGAAACCCGCGATATCATTCTGGACACTATCGACGACCCCAATATTCCGATCGCTGCATTCTGTTCACCAATGGTGGGCAGTAAGGTGGCCCGTGACGAGGGGTATGAATCGAAATCCATCCGTCCGGGTTACATGAAGCCCAAGAGCAGCATAGACCCGAATAAGCTGGCTGTTCGTCCTGCAGGTGTTACACCGGAGCAATACAACACGCTGGATACACGCAACATCAAGGTTAAACAGGCCCTACTCAAACAGTCTGTTGCTATCCGGGCTCGTATTGAGTGGCTGGCAGTTCAGGCTGTCACGACCGGGAAAAATATCATCCAGGGGGAGGGCATTGAACGCTACGAACTGGACTGGAACATTAAATCCCAGAACATGATCACTCAGGCTGGTGGCGCTGCATGGTCAGGTAAGGACAAAGCGACATTTGATCCGAATGACGACATTGAAACTTACTCCGAACTGAGCGAAGGCGTTACCAATATCATCATTATGGGCGGGAACGTCTGGAAGAAATACCGCTCATTCAAAGCAATCAAGGACGTGCTCGATACACGCCGCGGCTCTAATGCTCAACTTGAGACAGCGTTAAAAGACCTGGGCGATTCAGTGAGCTTTAAGGGCTATATGGGTGATGTAGCAATCGTGGTTTACAGCGGTCGCTATACCGATGAAGACGGCACTGAAAAACATTTCCTTGATCCAGATTTGATGGTGCTGGGTAACACGGCCTTACAGGGCATTGTGGCTTACGGCGGTATTCAGGATCCGGAGCTTGTCCGCGACGGAATTACCAGTGCTGAGCTGGCACCGAAAAACTATATCGTACCGGGTGACCCGGCAATTGAGTATGTCCAGACCCATTCCGCGCCGCAGCCAATTCCTGCCCGTATTAACCGCTTTGTCACCGTTCGAGTGGCCTGAGGAGCAATCATGACTACAAATTACACTGAGCTGGTGGCCGGCACAGAGGCGCTGGTATCTACGCTGGGCATCTTTGCTGGTGGGAAGGGAGTAATCCCGGCGCTGACCCCGCTGATGCAGGATGCCACTAACGGTGCTCTTGTCGTATGGGATGGGGAACATGCAGGGCAGGCGGTCTATGTGTCGTGCTTCGCTGTTGATACTGCAAGCCAGACGCATGCACAGGTCTACAAAGCGGGTGTACTCAATGTAGACGCACTCAACTGGCCGGACGCGGTGACAACGCTTTCCGCTAAGGTGGCCGCATTCGTTGGCTCAGGTATTTCAGTTCAGCCGCTGGCACGGGTATAAGGGGATCGCAATGCAGAACAAAGATAACAGCCTGATGGCTACCGCTAATTCTCTCTGGCCTGATCCAGAGGTGAAAGAGCTGCAGGAGCTGGCGGACAAGATGAATATGAGTGAGCGCCTGGTTGATATGAATCAGGTCATGGAACTCACCACACTGAGCCGCCGCACTCTGCTGAACCT